AAAGCAGAGCCTCCAATAGCTACGTTATATCCTCCAGTCGTTAAAGCATCACCAGCCAAACCACCAACAAGGGTGTTATATACGGATGTGGTTACTTGTTGACCTGCATAATAACCTACTGCTGTATTTAAAGCGTTAGTAGCTGTTGTAAAGTTTTGTGTTTGTAAAGCATTTGCACCTACAGCTACAGATTGTGCGCCTAGTGTGTCTGATGCTAAAGCACCTTTACCTATTCCTGTGTTGTAACTACCTGTTGTTATTCCAGTTAAAGAATTAAAGCCAAGGCTGGTATTTTCAGTACCTGTGTTAATTGCATCACCTGCATTAGCACCTACTAACGTATTGTAGCGACCTGTGGTTATTCCCATACCTGCTGTATAGCCGACTGCTGTGTTATAAGAATCTGTAGCTGTAGTGAAGTTTTGTGTTTCTAATGCAGAGTAACCAATCGCTGTAGATGTAGACCCTAGTGTGTCTGAGGTTAGTGCGTTATAACCAAGTGCTACGTTATAGTCTGCATCTGTAAATGCATCGCCTGATCTACCACCAATTAGAGTGTTTCTTATGCCTGTGCTTATTACAGCACCTGCCGAATAACCTACAGCAGTATTATAATTTTCTGTTGCTCCTGTAAAATTTTGTGAGCTTAAAGCAAAAGAACCAAGAGCAACTGCACGTTTACCAGTGGTATCAGCACCCAAAGTTTGATAACCCATAGCTACATTATTAGTACCTGTAGTAAGGACATCACCTGTCAGTCCACCGATAAGGGTATTGCGTATGCCTGTGGTTACTGCGTTACCAGAATAATATCCAAGTGCTGTATTATAAGACAAAGCATCATTATTAAGGTTTTGAAGTGAATAAGAACCTACAGCAGTGTTACGGCTACCAGTATCTTCTGTTTGAAGTGCCTCAAAACCAATAGCAATATTTTGGTCACCAGTTGTAATTGCAGTACCTGCTCTATCGCCTATGAGTGTGTTTTGATTACCGCCAGATACTATTGAATCTCCAGCGGTTGAACCTACTCTAACATTGTTATCACCTGCTGAAGCAGTAATAATATCTGCACCATCTGCAAAGGTAACGTCTGCTGCGAAGTTAACTGCACCATCTACGTCTACTACGTCTAGGTTAGTTGTACCGTCTACGTCTATGTCACCTGAGATGTCTAGTGAACTAAATGTACCTACACCTGCTGTTACATTACCTGCTGTACCACTAAAGACTTCAGAACTATTTGTAGCAGCAGTTAAGAATGTAAATGCAGATGCACTGTCATCATAACCAAAGAAACCTACTCTTGCTGAAGAACCATCGTGGTATCTAAACTCAACACCTCTATCTTTATTATCATCAGAGCCTGGAGCAGTATCTCCACCTAAAGTTATAATAGGATCATCAACAGTCATAGTTGTACTGTTTACAGTTGTAGTTGTACCATTAACTGTAAAGTCACCAGTTACAGTCAAGTTATCATTTACTGTAGTTTCAGAAGTAGTGTGACCAATAGATACAGGTACACCAGAAGTTGCAGTACCTATAGTAATACCGTTTGATGTATTTGAATTGTCAATATTTAATGTAGATGTACTGTCTAATGATATGTTAGATCCGTCAACGACAAGTGTACCATCTATGTCTGTATTATCTAAGTTAGTAGTACCGTCTACATCTAAGTCACCGTTAAAATCTACATTACCTGCTACAGCAAGAGTTGTAGCCATATCAACTGCACCATCAATGTCTACTACATCTAAGTTAGTAGTACCATCCACATCAATATCACCAGATATATCTAGTGCTGTACCAATAAGTGTTTGTGTAAGTGTAACTTGTCCATTTGAAGCAATAGCAATAGCATCTGTATCAGAAGCAGAACCAATGTTTCCACTATCAGGTATAACTATGTTACCACCTGTAGTCATTAATCCACCACCAGTGTATGTACCACTTACATCTAAGTTAGCATTAGCATCTACAAGAGTTGCATTTAATTCAATCTCATCTGTAGCGTTAATATCTAATACTGTAGCACTAGGAGCATTAATAGACTGTGATGCATCGTTAAACTGTAATGCCATTGTACCATTAAGTAACAATCCTGTATCTGCTACATGGGTAAGTGTAACATCATTATCTGCACCAAAACCTAAGACAGCAGCATCGCTATCTAGTTTTAAATCATTGCTTACAAGCACGGCAGTAGATGCATTTATATCTACAGTAGGTGCAGTTATTTCTAACTCTGTGTCAGCATCAATATCCATCTGACCATCAGTACTAGAGTTAATTGTAAGAGCAGTATCACGGAACTGAACTTTTTTTGCTGCACTCATTAAAATGTTTTGACTTGCATCTACGGTAAAAGATGTAGTACCACCTGTTGCTACAGTAATAACATCTGAGCCACTAAACGTAATACTAGTGTTTGTGTCTCCATCACCAGCTATAGAGTCAAGTTGAACTGCCCCTACATTTGAAAGAGTAGCATCACCAAAGTCTACAGCACCTGCAACTGTTAATGTTCCAGACACATCTACGTTACCATTTATATCTACTGTAGTAGCTGCTATCTGTATTTCTGTGTCAGCTACAATATCAAGCTGTCCATCTGTAGAAGAGTTAATGTAGATTGCTGTATCACGGAACTGTATTTTTTCTGTAGAGGCTACAAGTATATCATCAGAAAACTCAAAGTAATCTTCATCTTCCATCCACTTAAGGACACCATCATTTGATTCACCATCAAAGGTTACAGTTATATCTGTACCTGATGTAGCATCACCAATAGTAATAGATGTACCTAATAACTTAGTTATAGGTCCACCTTCATTGGCTGTACCATCGTGTGTATGTCCTGTGCTTGCTTGAAAAGCAGCTAGTAACTGATTAAATTCATCATTAGTATGTGCTGCGGTAATTACATCGCCATCAGCATAAGATGATTGTCTTGTATATGTAGCACCCATTTATCTTCTCGCTCCTATTTGATACTCTAACTGAAAACCTTTAAGAGAATATGGGGCAGTAGTACCCCCGTCATTTACCCTTAATGCTACAGTAAAACCTGATCCTTCTACAGACTGTCTAATTGAAGGTTGTGATGTTCCTCCGTAAGTACCACCACTACCGTATGTAGCTACTGCATACTGAGCAGCAACGCTTGATGAATCTAATGGATATGCAGCAGGTCTAGGTGAGTCTGCTGATTCCTGATCATACCTTAAAAATAAATTTGCGTCAATAGCTGACTCAGGTTTATAATTAATTATTACTCTTTGCATATGTTTTCTGACACCTAAATCATTAAAACTTAAATCTGGGCTTCTATATTTACCAGATATAAGAGTGCCATCAAAATCATTGCCTAATTCTTGCCTATTTACGTACCCAGAAAAATCTCCGTGTAATACTATAACGTCACCCGTATCAACAATAGTATTAGTACAAGAAGGTTTTATACCTCTTGTTTCAGAGAACTCATAAGCTTCTCCTTTTCTTACACAAATAACACCTTTTGTTAAGTTTTGTGCTTGACCATCTTTCGTAAAAAATATCCTGTATTGAGTTTTATCAGGTATTACAACACTTTCAAAGATTGACGAATTAATAATTTGTTCATCAAATAAGGGCTGTACGTTTTTACTGATTGTACCTAATTCTACGTCACCAATTCTAGCTGTACCTGCAACAGTACGTAAACCATCAGGTCCAAGAAATATTAAATCACCAGCAAATTCCTGTATTGTGTTACCATTTACACACCCAATGTTTCTAGTTACAGGGCTTATAGCAAAGTTTGCGGAAGATGTACCTGATAGTTTAAATATTCTATTTTCACAAAATATAAATAAATCTTCACGGAATGTTTTAATTCCTACAATAGTATCATCTACTTTAATACTACCTGCACCTGATCCACTGTTAAAAGCGTCTTCATCAAAAGGTTGACTAAATACTAGTTCTTCAGGTGTACTAGACATACCTGAATAAAACATATGTCCTTTAAATGCAGTTACGTGTTTTGCACCTGCAACACTGCTTTCGCTGACATCAGTAGCTGACAAAGAAGTATTAAAAACTGTAGGTGCATTAGTTTGATCGACTACAATTATTTTATCGTTACCATCAAAGTTAAACTTTTCAAAAGAATACTTTGCTGCATTTGTTCTTCCTGTATCTCGTACTGTCCAGCTTTCTGAGATTATATCTTTTACTGCGTGGGCAGCAGCAGATGTGCTAGAAGCTGCTCTTGTTACACCTGTAAATGTAGTGGATGTTATGCCTGTATAAGTAAATATTTCACTACTTATTTGTAGCGTACCACTAGATGAAAACCCTGAAGTACTATCTACTGTTATAGTGCCTGAGCCTGTCATACCCGTTCCTGAAGCTATAGCCACAGTTATAGTAGTTGATGCAGAACTCCATATCTTTTCTCCTCTAGCTGCTACTACTTTATTAGCGAATACAGTATTCATTAGTATAGATTCAGAAGAAGCAGACGTTTGAGGAACTATATGGTTAACGTACTTTTTAAAACCACTTATTCTCCTATAGCCACCCCCAATGTCAGGTTCAAAGTTTTGTAACTCTAATGCTTCGCCTGATTGCATTAAAAAGGTAGATCTGTTTAAGATCAAACCTCCTTCGCAATTAAATGCGACAGGATTTGTTTGTGAACTGTCTGCCATATTAAGATACCCTAAATGCGTTAGGTCTTGAAATAGATGAAGTTCCTAGTGGATATGTAGACCGTAAATACTCAAATCTGTTAACTAATAAAGATTGCATATGTTTAATACCGTCATTAAACAATTCCATATTTAATTGATATTGAGGTACTTCTCCTCTGTACTGATACACAAATGCGGTAGCACCTGCAACAATAATATACGAAAATCTATCAGGGATAGTCGTCGTATCATCGTGTGCAGATAAATCAGAGGGATAAGTAAAGTAGTCAAACTTTATTTGATATGATTTTGTAGGATGAGGATACAATAAATAATTATTATCAGGTTTTCTAACTACATACTTAGGGATGCCTCCTCCGTCAAACTGAGCTACTGTAACACCACTATCGTGGGCAGAAGCTGTTGTAGAGGAAGTAGCACGAGTAACACCAGTAAATGTAGTAGATGATCCAATAGCTGTATAAGTAACGATTTCATTACCTATATATAAACTTCCTGATGCGTCAAAACCTGATGTACTCGTAACCGTGATAGTAGTAACTGAGTCTGTATGTGAAGTACTTAAAGTAGTAGTGTTTATCTCATCTTCTTGAGTAACATACTTATCAATGTAATCATTATAATTTAATATTTTTATTTTACCACCTGAACTACTTAAGTCTGAATCTTTAACTAATCTAAAGGTATTATAGTCTACTGTTTTAGTAGAA